CTTACATTTTCTAGGCTTTTTAGGTCTTGCCTGTTTTAATTCTTTTATTATTTCTTCCATAGTTATTTTTTTAAAACATCAAAAGCAGAACCCAATCAAACTACTTATAAGATGCGATTTTAAAACCTGATTAAGTTTATGGGTTTTTATTATTTCAAATGTCGTTATAATATATTTACCAAACAACTATTAGCAAATATTTATTTTAATTTATTTTCTATTCATCTTTTAACTTACTCTTATAATGCTCTATTATACGCTCCATTTCTAACGCATAGAAATCTTTAAAATCTTTACATTCGTTTTGCTTATTGTAAACAAATAACACATTTCTTAACCTTTGACTTTTAGTTTTACCTTCTAGCTCAATATCAGTATTATCTATTTCATCTACTTCTACTTGTGTTAATACTCCGTTAGGCTTGTAATATAATATCCCTCCAGTATCTAAGGCTTTATCTATCTCCATAAAGTCCTCAGAAGATTGTTCTAAGTCAGTTACAAAAGTTAATGATACGCTCTTATCTTTTTTCCGACTACTCCTATCAAGCGTTACTTGTCTTATTAGATTATTCATTACTCCGTTATTTGTTTAAAATACTTAGCTCTTTTTTCATTGAATTTATTAATACCTTTAATAGTATCTTGTAATTCTACTAGCATTTCATCTCTAGTAACTCTTACAATATGCAAAGGCTTAATTTTAACCCTATCATCATAACTAATAAAGTCTACATATTCTAAGTCAGGACAGTTAATAAAGTAAGATATAACTTGATACTTATATTCGTTAGGTATCTTATTAATTCTAATATATTCAATATGTTTTTTACTTGAAGGACATTTAATTTCTACACCTCCCACATACTTATCATCTTCTTTAACTAATCCATCAGGACTAAAGCCTATAAAGTCTAATTCTGAATGTCTAACAAATGCAGGAGTTTCTACTTCTACAAATGTTTCTTTAATGTATAACTCCATAGCTACAGGCTCTAAGTCTATTCCTCTTTGCATTGCATCGTTAACGTAAATAGGGGGCGGTGTAAGTCCTGTTAATTCTTCTGCTATCAATTCATCTATTAAAGGTAAGTTATTACTTTTAAAGACTTCTTTTAATCGAGTACCCGTAATAGTTCCTAATCTTAGTTTAAACCATTCGTTACTCCTTTGCTCCATTTCTTTATATACAATCATAATTCTATTTTTTAAGTTTTTCAATTAATTCTTTTGTAGCTGTATAATCTCCACTATCAATAAGTTTTAAAGCATCCTTTTGCTTACCTGAAGTTATAGCTCTATCAATATCTGCTAATGTGAATACTTTAGGTGTTTTAGGTGGTGCAAACTCTTTTGTTACTTCTTCAATATATCTAAGGTCGTCAAATCTACCCATAAATACATCTGCATTAAATCCTAATTTAGATAAGCATTTAGTTAAAGAATCTGTCTCTACCTTCTTAGCAAAATCATCATCTATTTTAGATCGTTCATTATTAGTAAAAATACCTATAGAGTTTATAGCTGGAAATTCTCCGTTTGGATAAAAGAATATAGCTTTAAAAATAACTAATCCTATTGTAGACTTTTCTTTACCCACTACTTTAACATTTGGATAGCTACCTTCTGTTTTATCCTTATCAAATTCTTGACTTATTAAAGAATAATCTAACTCTATATTTTTAAACCCCCAACTAGAGCCATAAGATCCCCATTCTTTAGTAGCGTTATAAATTTGATACTGAGGTTTAATACTTGTTAGTTTGTTACCTTTTACATTTGCTTTTTTTGTATGCTTAGGGTCTGTCTTTTCGACATTAAGCCATAATTTTAAGTTCTCGTTTTCCATAATTCCTATATTGTTTTAATTGTAAAATTTTCACTACCTACTAATTGATACATCATTATTCTAGCTTCTGTTAATGATTTCGCTACTATAAATTTAACCTTGTTAGATTCCGTAACTGTCTTATAAGTTTTCTTTGATAAATACATAATTCTATTCTTTAAGTTCTTTTAGTTTTTTAATCTCTTCATTTATTACCCCATAAACTGTAGCTAATGGAGCGAAACTTTCGCTACTACCTTCTAAAGATAAAGCTATTAATTTCTTTTTAAGTTCTTCTAGCTCTTTCATAATTAAAATTTCTTTTCTACTGAATAACCAAACATACTACTTTCATCTGATAGTATTAACCAGCCAAATCTAATTTGTCCTATCTGCTTACATATCCATGCATCAAATTCTAAATTACCATCTAAGTTAAAAGCATATGAGCTTTCCATGTTTTCTAACCATTCAGTATAATTTAATGATACTCCTTCCATCATGTGCTGAATTGATAAGTCTTTTTCTTCTTTTGTCATAATTTCTTTTTCTTTACTGATTAACAATACACGAATGTAACACTATTTTATTAAGTAGCAAATTATTTAGTAATTTATTTTTCTTTTTAATTAATAGGCAACAAAAAACCCCTCAATAAATGAAGGGCTTTTGCAGTATAGAAGAACTATGAAAAAAACTATACTTTGAAGAAATACAAAGATACTAAATATTTTCTATTTGAAAGTGCGGATAGTCTTTAAATTTTTTCCAATTACCTCCCCAGCTTAAAATCATATCTTTAAATTCAGGGTTTGCATCCTTTACTCTTTCACTTGTTTTAATTAAATGTATAGCTAAAGTAGTTAATCTTTCTACATTCCATGAAGCTCTACCCGTTGCATGATCGTAAATATATACATCAAAGGCTTCTCCATATCCTGAGTCTTTCATTTGATGGTTAGACTCTCTTATTATTCCATCTGTATAGGTTACTACTTTTTCCCCTTTCTCTAGGCTTTCAACAGTTCTACCTTTATCATATAACTTCTTTTGGTCTGCGCTTGTTCTAAGACCGCCATACATAGGTATTCCAAAGTCTTCAGGGCTATCTTTTAACCCTTCATTTATTACCGCAATCAAAAAAGGGTGTACACCTTCTAATCTTGTTTTACTTCTATTACTTAAATTATATTTCATATTCATCAATATATAAATCAATTAAAAATTTTGTTTTCTCTAAATCTTGTATAAAACTACCTTTTTTTCTACATCTAACAACTCTTTTAATAATATCAAACTCATAACTATTTAAGTCTTTATCTTCTGCAAATTGGTATAAACTACCTTTTGAATTGTCATAGTGGTTATTATTTAATACTTTAGACTCTAACTTATCCCACTCTTCATCAGTCATATTACTTCTTAAATTTCCCATAGTTTATTTTTCAAAATTTTGATTCATATTTCTTTGTAAAAAGTCCATAAAGGTCTTATTATTTACTTTGTATTGATGTTTACTCTCTTCACAGTATAATATCCTTTGTACCGTTCCCATTTCTGTAAAGATAGTCTTTAATAGTTTAACGTCTTTACTTCCTGATACAGGACATGCCCATTTTTGACCTCCTTTAGCCACTGAATTATTAGTAACACTTGCAAAATAAGGTTTTAATGTAATATATAATTCTTCTGTAGTAACTATATCTCCTTTGTTATAGTCCACCATCTTAGCTAAATACTCTTCTTGCTGTTCCTTAGTTCCGTATTCTATCATTTCCCACATATATATACCTTCGTGAGATTGCTTTAATGTAAGACCGAAATAATAAGCCATATAAGCCATAGAATAAGAAGGTAAACGAAAGTATCTTTTAGCCATTCTATAAATATCAAATGACTTAACAAATCTATCTACATGTAACTTGTGATATGCTGCACGAGTATTAATTAGCTTGTTATCAAATGAATTGTTATTTTGACCTACTACCATTGAAGCCTTATTATATTCCTTTAGAAACTCCTTAACCATCTTTTTATCACAATGGTTTTTATCCCATGTAAGAAACTTAACTTCATCTTCTCCTATCCATTTCCAAGCAATAGATATAATAGTAGTTTTGCTTCTTAATTGTTTATGATTTATATATTGTTTTCCAGTACTCCAAACATCTACCTTAACTCTTGATGTTTCTATATCGTAGACTAGTACCCTGTCATTAGATACGTTAGAATGTATTTGATTAATACCTAGAGCTTTTGCGTATGCTCTTACTGTCCTTTCTGATACGTTTAGAATTTCAGATAGTTCTTCTTGTATTTTTTTTCTAGGTTTATCAGAGCTATACAAATCTATTATTATTTGTTTCTTCTGCTTTGATAATTCAATACCTACTCCTTCTTCATATCCCATAGTTCTTTATTTAATTAAGGTTTTAACTCCATTTTACTCTTAATAATCGCTAATATAAGAATAATTAATAGAAACAACCAAAATTTATAATCTTTCCAAAAGTCTTTTTTA